TAACTGAGAAAGAACAACAATTAAATTCTCTTCAAAATGAAATTAAAGAACTTAATCGTACTAAACAACGAGTTTATCTGTGATTTAGTTCCTGTATAGGTATATGTACTAACTGCATTACCAGAAGTTAATCCAAATTTACCAACTGGACTTGATAGAGTAATAGTATAATCAGTAGCATATGGATCAAGATCAGTAATTTGTGGTGTATTTGTTGAAAATAAAGCATCACCAGATACATTACCAGTATATCTTCGTGTAACAGCCATATTACTAACTTCAGTATGTGATACAGCACAATTAACAGTTTGTGATTTAGTATTAGTGTGTGAATCAGGAGTTACCAAATGGTAAACCAAACTAAAAGATTGGTCGTAATCACTAGCGGGAATAATGGATGTACTTGCTAATCTACCATTTATTTGGGATTTATTACCTGTGAATAATAGGGTTTTAGTAATATCATCATAGGTAACTACACCACCACTTCCTGTATTGGACATCGATCTTACTGAACCAATTGGATTTGCAGTAATAGAATACAAGAATGTACCATTTATATTTTGTAAGTCGGTAATAACTGGGTAATTAACTAACGTGATTGCTGTATCTTCAGTGTAATTAACAGTACCACCGATTAAACCAAGGTATTTTACAAATTCAGCGATAAAGTTTTGTGTTACTGTTTTATCACGCGAATCTGTATTGTTAGTTGCTCTATATGCCATTGAAAAATTAGTAGTAGAGTCTTGAATACCAGTGAAATACAGCGAAGTTAAATGACTATTGACTTGGGTGCGTGTACCAATAATAGTAAGAACTTTAGTGGTCGCATTAAAACTAGATGTACCACCAGTTCCAGTCGTAAACATTATGTTTACACTTGATGGTGAACTTGGTGTTACAGAAACAGTCCAAATAATATTATTAGTCGTTGTATCATATACTTTAACGTATGGATAAACAACAGCAGAAACTCCATTTGGATAATCATAATCTACTGGAATGTTGAATACATCATATGGTGTGATATTAACGGTATTTGTCCAACTCATTACTGAACTAGTTAAGTACGTAATTGATGAATTGTAAATTAAAGTTGTTGCTTCTTCATCTGGTAATTGGATTGTTGGATTACGAATCAATTCCCAATCAGCGGCTGATTGGATACCAGATACTTTCCATATTTTACTTGATGGATTTGTGATTGAACAATGACTTGGGAAATTAGTCCAAGTAACAGTCACGCCATCGTTCGCTGATGATAAATCAATGATATAACATACGTTACATACTGGATAATTGATAATCTCAACAATGTTATTCCCATAAGATGCATAAAACGGTTGACCTTGATTTATGTAAATTGTAGGATTTGTAGCACTACCATTTTGAAATGCAACTGATGGATCTCGCGTATCGGTATATGCGATATTATTTAAACCATGTCCATTCAATTCTGTTAAACTATTCATACTTGTTTGATATCCTGTGCTGTGATTCCCGCGCCATAGCGGGTATTCGTCATGTAGTCGTTTAGTACATCGCCCGGAAGTGATAAGGTATTCTTCAACTTAACCTTAACATTACCAAGTCCAGTAACTGACTTCTCTTTATCATATTTAACCTTTACAATACAAAATACCAAATCATGCATCATATGATTGGGTGTCCAATCTTTCATTATATTATAAGCCGATGTAGTTGTACCACTTAAACCAAATGGAAATATTTGTTTTGTGCTATTACCACTATAAAAATAGAAACTAATTAAACCATCAATAGTAGTACTAACTGTACCACTAGCATCTTCAAAAGAAGCAGCAGTAACACCATCACTTTTAAAGTTAATTCTGTTTTCATTCCAATAAACCGCCTGAACTGTTATAATTGATGGTGCACCAGTAGACATCAAAGGACCTGTTTGTTCACAGAAAGTTACACAGTAGTACATTGTCAGTGCATCATCTGCCATTTGAGCATCACTAACAATACCAGCAGTATAGGCTTGACCATAAACCACTGGGATATGATGTGTTGTATCTGGGTCTACTTGTTCACGAACCCCTTTCTTATCTTTTGGTTTTTCGTCAGGTTGTAAGTAGTTTAGTAATAGGGACAATCCAGCAATCTTTACACCTGATGCTAAGTTATCCATATTGAAAACACTACCTAGGATTCCTGTTACGGAATCTAAAAAACCATTTCCTGATCCTGTTGTATCTGCCATTCTATAACCCCAAATTTGCTAATATACCAGTATTTGCTGTGCTACCAGTTGACGTACTTTGTTTACCAAAGTCAAAGGTTGCTTTCTCTAATACTGAAACTCTATCCATACTCGTATCACTTGGAAAGTATTTCTTCATTGAACTGCTTGATGTACATCGCCCAGCAATTTTCTTTTGGAGAATATCCACTTGACTAGCACACGTGAATACAATAGTATTAGTACTAGTTCTAGTGGTTGGATCCCATTCTTCTGTTAGTGCATAATTGGCAATAATACCATTAAATCTACCAATTGGATTCGATGGAATATCAAGTGGATCACCCGTAGTTGGGTCATAAAATGCTCTGAATATTGAAATAGGACTAGTCTTAATCTTACTATTAACAATCTCATAGATAGCAGAGTTAGGAATGGCAGTAATAGCCACTGATACTTGATTACCAGAAACTTGTAATTCACTAGCAGATGATGAAATACTCATTAGTTTACCCAATGAGGTATAAACTTCACCATTAAATGTTCTTGGAGTAATACTATCAGAAAACCTGAGCACCTGCGGTGCGAAGGCACTTCCTGTATTGGCTTTGTATTGTGCTATATCAATTCTAACAAAGATATTAGACTGAATGGCATCGTAATCTTTAATAGTTAGGGTTGCCATTAAAGTACCTCAGTGAATACAAAAGTACCTTGCCAACCTACTTGGTTACGTGCCATAATGGTCCATTCAGGGAATGTAGTACAGATAACAGTATAGGTATCATCACCACTTGGTTGTACGTTACCATACCACCAAGGGAATTTGGCATAAGGAATAGTGATGGTAGCAGCAGTAAATCGGTCAAGTGTTTCTGCTCCAGCAATTAGGGTACGTAATTCAGTCCAAGGAATACCATCTGGTACCTTAACTTCAAATCTTTTAGGTTGAGTTCCACGTGAAACTGCACGGACTTGTCCACTCCGTGCTGTAGTCGATGCAACCATCTTTTTTCTATTGATTGAAAGGGTCTCTGCTCTATCAATAATCCATTGAAAACTCATGTCTTATCCTCTTCTCATAGGTGTGCTTCTAGCACCCTGTTGGCTTACTGCGTATATGAAACTTGGGTCTGCTGCAATCATTGCTTTGAAACTTGCTGCATCAACTGCGTTAATGTTGTAGGTTACATTGGTTCCACCCATTTCAGCAGCAGTTTGTGATGTAGATGTAATGGCTGCTGGACCTCTGATTAATTCAGGACCTTTTTCACCAGCAATACCCCATTTACCAGTTGGTAAGTTACCACCTACGGCAAATGGCCACAAGTCTGAAACAAAACTACCAACATCATCTAAGAATGATGAACCTGAGTTTTGATCCGATTGCATAACACCATATGATGCGTCTTTTGCGGATGCACCTGAGTTACCAGTAAAGAAGTTACTTAATCCACTTGTGAAATCACCCCAAAGTGATGAACCAGATGCTGCTTTTGTTACACCTTTCACTATATTACCCAATGCACTTGTGTTATTTGAACCTTGTTGTGACAAGGCATTTGAACCACTACCATTTGTTAAGATAGTATAAACTGGATTGCTTCTGGTACCCATGGCTTGTCCACTACCACCAATACCTGAACTACCACCTGAACCACCCATACCAAATAGACCCATGATAGAATCTAAGATACCACCACCACCTGAACTACCACCATTTAAGATGTTAGAGAATAAGACAGTGATTTGACTTCTTAACAATTCTTCTACAACAGTGGCAAGGAATGATTTCCATTCAAACTTACCTTTGACAGCAAAGTTGACAATCATATCTTCCATACCTTTTGTAGTGGTTTTAAAGATGTCTTGTGCCTGCTTCGCAGCGTTAGTCGCGTCATCAGTATAAGAGTTAAGTGCTTGTTTCCATCCAGTTGCAAATGTTCTTGAATTATTATAACCTGCTTCAGTGGCTCGTTTTAATTCATCACTACCCACTGCTGCTGCTTTGTAGTATTCTGCTACAGTACTTGCATCTAATTGTTCACGTGAAATGTTTTTACGTGCTGCTAATGCTCGCAATTCGCTTTCTGCTGATTGACGTGCGGCTGCATCTATGTCATAATACTTCTTTTCAATCTCAGTCATACCAGATTTAGCAATGTCATCTTGAATTGCTCTAATCTTATCAATGGCTGCGTATTGTTGACTATTTACAAATGCTTTACGTGTTTGTTCGTCTTGTGCTGCTTGAAGTTCTTTTGTTTTTGCAATTAATTCATCAAGACCTCTAGCATTAAGTTCAAAATATTGTTTTGCTTCTTCAACAGGTAATGTTTTGATTCCGCGTCTTGCTGCCTCTGCTGCAATTTCAGATCTTGCTGCTTGATCTGCTGCTTCCGAAAGATCATAATATGCTCTTTTTGCTTGAGGCATTGTGGTTCTATTGATATCATCTTGAATCTTTCTTAATTCTTTTTGAGTATCAACATCATGCTTTTGAGTTGTTTGAATAATATTGTTTTCAGCAATCTTCTTATTCAACGCATCTTGAGCGTCCATTTGCTTAGTTAAAGATGCAGTAGTAGCATCGATAATTGCTTGTCTATCACTTTGTGGTAATTGCTCTACAGTTATCCCGCGTTGTGCAGCAACTGAACGCATTTGTGCATCAGCAGCAGCATTTGCCGCGTTTCTAATGTTATTGTATTGTTGCTGAACTAGAGGTAATCCAACATTTGCAGTATCTTGATTTATTTTGTTGATAGCATCTTGTTGTTTGTACATTTCGCCAAGTGAAAACTTGAGTTGATCATTGGCTCTAGTTGCTGCAACTTTCTTTGCAGTATCCTCTTCCAATTGTTTCATCCCAGCATCACGTGCTTCTGCTAGTTTTTTCAACCCTTCAATAACAACAGGACTATCATCACTAACATTATTTTGTTTTTGTTTTTCCTTGAATGCAGTTACCGCGTCATCATATTTGTTTAACGCATCAAGACGTGATTTTGCATATTCTGCAGCCTCTGGTGAACTACCAATAGTAGCAGTGTCTTTAACTAGGGTAGAATGCAATGAATCATATTGTTTTTTCAATGCATCTGTGCTACCTTTAACTGCATTTTGAAGTTTAACTTCAGCCGCAGTCAAACCACCTGTTTTCTCAGTGGCTGTATCCAATGCCTGTGCTACATCAATACCAAGTAGTTTTTGTAAGTGTTGTAATCTAGTTTCTTCTTCTGGTTTAGGTGGACCAATAAATGATGGAGATTTTTGATCTCCAGGTAATAATGGACCACGGAATGCATCGGCTGCATCCTGTGCTTCTTTCTTTATTTTTTCTTTATTGAAGAAACCACCAACCCAATCAAAAAGTTCATTAGCATGTGTAAATGCTTTTATTCCTGCAAAAAATGATACAAACGTTGCTTGTAAATATAATACACCACGCATGATATAATTGATACTTACACCGAATCTTTCACCTAATGCAGTAAACGCAGCGGCTAATCTTGGGAATATTGCATCACCAATATATCCAAACGCGGCTGCTACTTTCTGACTTAAAGAAGGTGCTCTTGCCATTACCTCTGAAAATCCAACAACACCGGCTCGTGCAAGAGCAGTACCTTCGGTAATAAGTGCAAATGCACCACCAACTAACCTAAACGGCGCATATACAAATAGTAATATAGCACCTAATGCCTTTACCCATGACCATGCTTCTTTTACATTATCAACGAATTCAGAAAATGGACCACCACCTTGACCAGTGAATGCATTGCGCAATTCAACCATTGTAATAGCAATTTCAATCAATGCAGCAGCCAGTACTGAACTAGCACCGGTGGCTTTATCGAATTGGGCTACTAATATATCAAATGTAGTAGAAATCTGAGTAAGTGATTGGTCGATAGTTGGTAATCTTTTAGCAAAGTCTGAATCGATCTTTGCACCACCTTCCATAAAACCTTTAATGACTTTATCAGCAGTTAATTCACCTGCTTTACCCATTTCCTTAAGTGCACCAGTAGTTACACCTAGACTTGTTGCGAGCGCTTGCGCGAGCCCTGGAGCATTCTCTAAGATAGAGTTTAACTCATCACCACGTAAAGTACCAGCAGCCAATGCTTGTGAGAACTGAAGTGAAGCAGATGCAGCCTCACCAGCAGTAGCACCTGTGGTTTGGAATGATTTGTTTAATAATTCAGTAACACGTAATTGTTCTTTTTGTGTTAATCCAAGATCTTTGGTATTATTAGCAATACGGAAGAATAGATTACCAACATCTTTTAATGGAACACCAAGTGTTAATGCTGATTTAGACATCAAGTCAAATGCTTGTTGCGTACTTTGACCTGTTTGTGTTACCATATTCAATCTATTAGATAGATTGGTGGCATTATCCATTATTTGAGCAATACCTGCTGCTGCTTGACCAGTGGCAAGACCTGCTAATGCAGTTTTTAACCCATTTATTGATGTTAATGCTTTACTGGTGTCTACAATGATTTCATATGATGCGTTAGCCATTAGCGTGCTTTCCTTACAATATCTGCTGATTGCGTTTGAAGCCATTCAAACAACGGTTCAGTCATACCTCTTGGTGCTTGTTTACTTTTACCCTCGTCTAAATCGACGGCGTAATTGTAATCTGCAATGATGGTTCGTTTATTTCTTAACTTAGTATTGCGTCTTGCATAACCTGTTCTGATTGGTGTTAACTCCCTCATCTTTAAGGCTGCTTCAGCGGGTAATTGGGCTAATGATTTAGAGAGTCCGTTAAGTCGAACACTTATACCATCATTAGTTTGTTTGATACCAAATGTACTCACTCTTCTTCCCTCGCTCGTCTAATCATCTCAATCATATCTGCCTGTGTGGGCATACCTGATTTTGGTGCATTTCCTTCTGCTTTGTCGTGTTGGTAGGCTTGATACCTGCTTGATATGTCTATGACATACAAATCAAATGAAGTGCCCTTTTCGAGCACCTCACTTGGTAACATTTTATATCGATGTGCTATGTTATCAACTGTAAGTATGCTTTGAACATACCTGTCAGTTTCAAAATCAACCACATCTTCGATTACTTTCCCAATAAGTCCACGACTTTAGTAATGACTCGCATTAGCAAAGCAGTTGGGAGTGTGTTATCGTCTGAAATTAACTGTTTACCCTTGTCATCAAGGATTAAAGTGCGTACAATGTCTAACATTGAACTTGCATCTGTCTGTTCTCGGTTAGCGAGTTTCAAGAAGATGTCTAACGGTTGGCGATCCCATGTATGAAATTCAATGGGTTCACCGAATTCTTGGATAGTATCCTCATCATCTAAAATGATGGCAACTAATTGTGGTTTTGATGCGATTGATGCTAAATGTTTCATGCTTATACTCCAATTCTGTTCGATAGTTCGTTTGCTATGATTCTTAAGAAACTTAGCCGACTTTGTACTTTGTTTACGTCCGCTTGTGCGCATTTCAACTCGTTCTGTGATTTTGCTAATTCTGCAGTTAGACTCTGTAAGAGTTCTGCGTCTGTCTTTTCTTCAATGATCTGCATTATCTTTTAGTCCTAAAGGCAGGTGATGGGCTATTCACCCACCACCTGTAAGGTTATTAACCTGAGATTGTTTGTACTACGAAGTCACCAGTAACTGTGATAGTTACAGGAGTTACCCAAACAGGGCTATCCGCAGATACAGTTGGAGCAAGACCAGTAATATAACCTTGTCCACAGATCCATTTGTCTAGTGTTGCACCTGCTTCTTCCATTTTTAAGTTGAAAGTAACTAATGTTTTGTTACGTGACAAACCTAAGATACCTTGTGCTGCAACAGTATCGCTTTGAACTGATGCTAAAGTAGTACCGAAGAAAGTAGTTGAGTCAACAACTAAGTTCATACTTACTGAGTTAGTAGAAGTAGTTGCAACTTGTTTTTTCGCAGTAGAGTCCAATTGGCTCCATGTGAATACATCGTTAGATGCATTGATTGTAATATCTTTTAAAGATGGTACAGTCAAAGGAGTTGCACCTAATGTGATAGTTCCAAGTGCAATGCCACTGTCTAGTTTCAAGACGATTTGTGATAATGTGCCTGGTGCTGGATTGATATAATTTGCCATAATTTTTGTTCCTTATACAAGTGCTTGGAATGTAAATTCCACGGTTGTCAGCATTAAATCGTCAATGTATTCACTGGTAGATGTAGCATCTTTTCTAAATCCTTTTAAGACTTGAATCGAATCTTTTGCTAATCTAATCAATTGAACAACTTGATTGTAATCTGCTGGTAGTTGTTTTGCGTCAGTTGTGAAGTAAACTCTGATAGTAGTTACTACCTGATCTACATCTCCATCACATAGTAATGGGATAAATGCAGTTTGTTCGATTTGTTCAACATCTACATAAATCTTCTTAACATTCTTGATGAATAGTTCAGTACCATTTGGTTTAAATGGCAACTCTTCTGAAACAGCGAAGTTTTTAAGTTTCAATTGTTTCAAATAAGCAATAATATCGCTTCTCATCTTACTCTCCGTAAATTATAAGTACCTTGTTTGACTTCGGAGGATTCAACGTTTCCGTCGTTATCGAAATCATACCAGTCACCTAGTAAAGTCAATTCTCCATAAAGTTGATCTGCTTTGATTCTATAGAAAGATATCTTGTTAAACTCGCTATTCTCACTATTGCCAAAGTTCGCAACTTTTGGTAGAATGTATTCTGCTAATGCTTCATATACGCATAAGTCAGTGAAGTCATTATGACGTGATAGAATCTTAGCAGAATCAAAAGGCTCAGTGGTATTCAACTTCCATTTGTAGTCTCTGTACCACTGGCTGTTTGCAAATTTACTTACGAGTCTTTCAGTTGCACGAACTAAAAGATTATCGATGACACTATCAGAAAGTCCTTCATTTTCGTCAAACAAACGTTGATCTCTATCGAGAACATCTTGATATTCTGCGAATGAGGTTACGACTTCGTCTTCATAAACAAAGGACATTCAATTCACCTTAGATAGTTGCGTCAGCAGTTAATTTCAAACCATATACAGAATTAATAATACCTGCACCTGCATTTGCTGTTAATACAATATCAGTAGCACGTGCTGCTGCTTGACGTTGAGTTTCTAAACCAATTGTACCACGTGATGCTAAACCGAATGCACTTGGAGCAAAGATCGCGCCAACAGCATCGCCTGATCCATCAACAGTAATCAAACCAGATTCAAAGATTTGAACACCCGCGATTGTACCGATGTAACCAGCAGTTAAGATTTGGTTACCCAAGTTACTTAATGCAGATGCACCAGAAGTGATTGACAATTCTTTTTTAAGTTGGTATGCTTGCAATGGGTTAACAACTGCGTAGAATGGACCAACCAATTTACGTGAACGTAAAGTAGCAGCGGCTTTTAAGATGTAATCAACTGTTAGTTCTACACCTGCACCACCAGCACCTTCACTAAGAGATGCAAATTTAGAGAATAATAGAGAATCAACTGATTCAGCAATTGCACGACCTGATTGTTCACCCAATTGGCTTAATACATTACCTTGTGCAGAACCTTGTAACATATCAGTGATTCTGTGTGCAACAACGTGTTCAACCAAAGTGATTGTTTGTGAATTTGTGTCAGTATCTTTGAAAGATGCAGCAGATTCATCAGTGATTAAATCAGCAGCGATGCTTGACCAAACAGGTACTTGAACTTGTTTTCCTGAATTCATAGGAACATCGTAAACAGTTGTGATTTGACGAGCAATTGAACTTTCAAATGCTTGATAGTTTGCCGCAGCAAGTAAAGGTACAAATAATTCGCTATTCAAAGCGGTTGTGTTATTAGCCATGTTTTAAAACTCCGTTTAAAGTTTGCCTTCGGCTTTCGCCTCGGCGTATAATTTTCTGTGTGCTGGATTAGCCATATCCAATTGGCTTATATCCAACTTTGTGTTAGTCCCAGCACTATGACTGGACTTAGTATTGGTTGTGGCAGGCGTCGGTTGAACAAAGTGAGGATTCGATTGTAAGAACTCTTGTACTAAATCCTGTACACCTAATGGACTTCCGTTATCCGTGTATCTTACCGTTCCTTTCGAATCAACTACTTCGACTTCACCATCCCCGTTTAAACGAACTTGACCTTGCAGTAGAGTCTTTACTTGTTCAGCGTTAACAGCCTTAAGTTGGCTTGCTGCGCTGAGGATTGGAGTATTGACTTTATAATCTTGAATGATCGTGTCACGTTTAGAGATTTCAGCATCTTTCTTACTTACTAGTTCCTTTAAGATGGTCTCGAATTCACCTCGTTTTACTGCTTCTTCCTGCTTTTGTTGTTCAGCAGATTGAACCAATTGTTTGAGATATTCTGGATCACCTAAGCCATCATATTTCTTAGATACTTTATGCTCAACACTTGAACGTGTTTTAGCCATCAGTGCATCTACTTCGGCTTGCGTATAAGTTTTTGCTGTTTCTTGACTTGCAGTGTCAATTACTGTTTGTTCTGTTGCCAATGTTTGATCGGTCATTGTTACCTTCGCCTCCAAATGAGTAAATTTGTATATACTTGTATTTATGCAATATACCTACTGTACGTAGGTATATTATGTTATAACGTTACATTCGTTATCTTTTAGTCTTCTGACTCTGGTAGTTCACCAGTTTCAACGAATTGATCTGGATTCATGGCTGTAGTATCTTTTAGTGCAGCCAATTCATCTTCATCGAGATCAAGCCAGTCTAAAATTGAAATGTCAATGGCTTGTTTGACTCTTGGATCTACTGGGTTAGTATCAGCAGCAACTTTCAAATTGGCAATCTCATTACCAGTGTCTCGAATGTTAAATGCTTTCGGATAGCATACTTCACCAGTCCATTGTGCATTTTGATATTTACAGAATAGTTTCCACATTTGCTCTTCTGCCAACTCAAGATTGTTTGCTTTTGATGCTAACTTAGCATTGAGTAATTGAAATTCAGTATCTCTTGCAACACCTGACATTACCGATGCAGTATTACTGCGTGCAACACCAACGTTAGCCATCTTATCGATTGCTTCAATAGAATGGTTGATTGCTTCGTAGATTGCTGATATACTTGCACCATTGTATTCTAAAAGATAAGGTTTCAACCCTGAATCTAAATGATCTGGCATGTGAATAATAGAACCTGCACCAATACCTGCATCTGTTTCTGGTGTCTTCACGAGGCTCGGATGGCTATCGAGCCTTATACTCTGCTCGATTTCGCTCGTGCAATTGTAGATAAATCTCTGATGGTCAGCAATATCAGAGATATCAGAAACACCGATGCCGCGAACAGGGCTACGATCATTATACACAATAATTGCAGGGATCTCGCCCAAGCCATTTGGCTCAGTGATATCTTGTAACTTGAATCCATCTTTAATATTGACCACAACAGTTCGTATATCATTCTTTGTCCAGATTTTAACTGTGTGTACATCGCCATTGACATCCTCTAAGTATCTAAAATTGGTAAGTTCAAAACGTCCATTTGGTTTACGTGTCCAATGCCAGTCTAGCACTGTCAATGGAGTTAACAGATTCACATAAGGTCTGATGCCTTCTGCAATCTCATCTGCTCTTGTCACAGCATCGATAGATGGTTTAGCCATCACGATCCAAGCGTGACCAAATACAGATGCCCAAGTAGCCACTTCAGCCATGAATGAATCGATTGATCTACCTTCAAAATCACAGTCTTCTACAAAACTACCCAGTTCAGGAGTGGTAGCAATTCCTCCAAAGGTACGTTCTGGTTCTTCACGAAATAGGAAAGCATTATAAAGAGCAATAATGCCCTTACTGTGATTTTCAAGAGCGGTAGCACGACATCTTGCATTATATTCAAGTTCAGTCTCCAGTTGATAACGCGTTAGGTGTGCTGCGTTTCTATATTCTTCACCTCCGACGTAACTTTGTAAAAGATACATCCACTGGTTCTTGTAAGTAGTATAAATGTGATTACCAGCAACAATGTCTGCTAATTCACGATTAAGGGTTTGTGTAATATCCATAAGTGTCCTTTATTGATGACCCCAGCGTTGTGGAGTGATTGGTTCGATATCGCGTCGAATGGGAAATAAGTAATCAATCATATAACCAAGCGCATCATTCATATGATCAAATCCCGAATCCTTATCAGGTATCGAAGTACCTTCTTTATATACTTGTCTTTCGAGACATTCTATTGTATGCTTACACCTGTTAGCAATAAACAAATGACGAGTATTATTGCTTGCACATAGTCTTGCATTGACTGCATTAATCCGATCTCTCACTGGAGTATGTTTCTTTGGGCACTTGACAATGAATCCGGCATTTGCTAGAATGGTATTATCTGTGCGTCCACCAGCAGAAGATTTATTCTGATTACCTGCTGGGTCTGGGTATACAATGATTTTACATTGTGAATATCTGCTTTTGATTTCTTCTACTAACTCATCGGTATTACTACCGAATATTCTTATTTCATCTACAACTTTAACTACATCACCATCGATTCTAGCAACGACTGCTGACATTGGGTTGACGTTAAAATCTATACCAATACTTAAGGTTTGATTGTAATAAACATCATCTTTTAGTTCATATACATTTGACTTTCTATCAAATCCGTAGTATATTTTACCCGAATAAGATTCAAAGGTTGCTTCGAACTCTTGTCTGAAAGTACGTTCATCTAAGTCTCGGCGTGCCGCCTCGATTTCAGACTGACTAACGTTACCACCTTGAATAGTAGTAAATTGGAATGACTTCCAATCAGGATTAGTATCTTGATTGTTGAAGATATCGTGAGACCAGTTCCCGATACCTTTGGGCGTCCCTATGAAGAGCGCCGCACCGAGGCGATCTGATAACGTTGGGCGTAATACCTCATACCAAGCGGATGAATCTTTGAAATCTGCAAACTCATCTAGTACTAGAAAATCAAGACCAACACCTCGTAATGAATCTGGATTGTCAACACCTTTTAGTGTGATTGTACTACCGTTATACAGTGAAATACTCAAGTTAGTCTCATTACTAGAACGTACCCAGTTAAGACTCTTGAGTTTCGTTTTCAACTTTTTCCACACGATTTGTTTCGCTTGTTTGAAAGTCGGTGCAACGTACCAGACTTCCGAGTTGGGCACTGTAGCGAAGCGTGCTAGTTCACGAATTGCTAAATGAGTTTTACCAAATCTGCGACCACAGACTGCTACACGAAATCTATGCTTACAATTGGCAATCTCTTTCTGTGGTATTGATAGACCCATCAGTCTTCATCCGACCATGGAAGAATTGTTTCTTGTGTTGCGATTGGGTTGTCAGATTGTTTAAGTTCGTTTTTTCCAAGCCATATCAGCATAGTGGGATTACCCGTTTCAATTGCTACACGCATTTGAGCACGTCTTAAACGATCTTTCATGTTTTCACGGGCTCTTTGTAAAATATCTGCAAAATTGTATCTAAGTGAATCTTGAGTAATACCCAACGATCCTGCGATTTCATTATCGCGACAACCATGAAGAGCCATATCATATACACGATCAGGATCTACAGGTATATTATCCCAGCCGCAAATGATGTGTTCTTTTTCTATTAATACTCTACGATTTTCTGGTTTGGGTCCGGGCTTCTTCTTAGGTGGTTGCATGCTGATTGGACCCGAATCTATTGTTTCGTCTGTCATCTTTTAGTCCTTATATAATTGGAGTGACCCAACGTGAATGGCATTACACGTCGGGTCTTTAACCAAGGAGATTTTAGTTAATTGTTGTAGTCATTATCTTCTAAAAGATAAATTTGACTTTGTTGAAGTACTTTGATACTCTGTATCAGTACGTTTATGTTGTTTGCTTGCTTCTCGACTTCACCTGAAAGCAGGTTGTGTGCGTTGGCAAGATCGTTAAAGTGTATTACTAATTCGCTGTACTTAGTATTCAATTCTACAAGTTCATCGAATGGGTCAATGTATTCAGAAAACATGTTCTGGGTTCTCTTTCCAAGTAAAAAGTTCTTGTCTGAACTCTATAGTGTCAAACCCATGCAGGTCAGCACATTCGTTAATGGCAGTTGTTAAGTATTCCATTTGGTTTAAACTTAGGTCATACTTATAGTCACTTTTCTTTGTTTTGAAGTTAATCAAGAAACCACCTAGTAATGACATCACTGTGTTTTGACATGATGGTCCATACTTTGCCTTTTTACCACGTCTTCCGTATTTGGTATCTTTATCAGTGAATAAGAACTTGGCTTCTTTAGCAGCAGACATATCTGCATAGTATGCTAAAAGATAAGTTGCTCTCTCTAGTAAAACTGGCATGTCATATTCATTGATACTTGCGTATTCATTATTACTATCCGTGTAACCTTTATGTGTATATCGTATAATCTGCATTGTCTTCTCCCTGTCGCTGCCAACTCAATCTTATTTTAGATTTCTTGCGAGTTGGTCTTTTCGTAACATGAGTGTTACGTTACCTTTTTCCCACGGCAATCTGATATCGATTCGTACTGAGCAGTATTGTTCTGCACCCATGCCACGTTGTTCCCATAATTCATTCCATAATTCTGCATAGTCTTCAAAGTCTAGTGACCAACCTTCTTTACGAAAGTTAGCCTGATTCTTTTGTTGACTGAATGCTTTGTACATAGCATGTCTTCTAGGGCATGGTCCACTAATCCATTTATGTGGTAGTGTACTGCCTTTCTTTCTACCAGTCTTTTTCTTTTCTGCTGTTTCTGTCATCTCTCTGTCCTGTGTTGATTACCGCATTCTATATTAGTATTTAGCACAGAATGCGGTAATAGTCATTTAACCTGATTTTTTCATCACTTCACGTATGGCAAATGTGTTTGATGTCCGTGCTTTTCGAATCGCTTTCTGCTCTGCAGTAAGTGGTGAAACTTTAACCTTAGGTGTTTTCAAAGCCGTAATTAACATAGTGTCTCCTAAAAGAGAATTGGGTTACCTTCTTTGTCTCTGGCTGCTTCTTTGTACCCAATGGCTGAGTAGTAATCAGCAAGAGCAGCATCGACTGTCATTTCGTTATTAACAATCTTGTTGATGTATTTGATTGCGTGTGGTAATCTGTAATCAGTATACTCACCATCACGTCTAATTATATCACTTGCGTAAGTTTCAATCAAGTCAACGTGTTTGAATTTACTGAAATCAGTGATATCTTCATCTAAGTTTTCTAGCATACCTGCTAGTGCTTTACTCAGTAAATCGCGGTAGCCTTTACCTGTTCTTTGTAAAAGGTCACCAGCAGGTGCTGTTCCGGTATATCTTGGTTCTAAGTGAAAAGTCATTTTAATCTCCTTTGATTATTGTGGGAGGGCTCATTGTCCCTCCTCTTAAATGTATTTAGCAGTAATGCTAAAAAAAGCCGAGTTATGCTGCAAATTGAAGTAGTGGGTTTTCACGTACTAACACACAACATTCCATACCATGACGAGTTAATGGATTTTTCGCGGATCCATCTGTGAATCTTAAAGCAATCGTGTAAGGTTCATCTATCCAAACCCAAACACCAATTACATGGTCATCCAATACTGTTTCAATTTCTTCATAGGTTGGTAATCTCCATCCTTCAGTAAAAGCAATTAATCTAGCATCTTCCCATGTGTACATTCTATCACATCTTTTGTATTCTAATGTGTTCATTGTAATCTCCTTTGTTGTTAAATGTATTTAGCACTTTTCTTAGAAAGTAGGTCTATTATACCACAGTTTCAGTGCTTGTCAAGTAAATACTTGATGAATTACTTAAAAACTTATATTAATTTGATCTGCATGGCTGAACAACGAGAAATATACGAATATACTGAATCACATC